CGTCATAGACCTGAACGAAGAATTTAAAGTTAGGTTGAGCGAGTGAGGATGATGTCACCCGAAAAACGCAGTCGCCCGAACCGAAGTAACCACGCCCACCGTTACCCTCTGCGCTGATGGGGTTCTGCGCTACACTAATTGCCATCGTCTAATTTATTTGATACGTATTGTTGAAGGTCACGACGTAATTCGGGAAGGCTGTCATCTACGGCTTCCTTCATGTAGTGGATTCCGGTGATGCCGTACTTGCCTATCTTGCGTGAGATAAGGTAGGCAACGGAGCGTAGTTTCTCGTCGGTCTGCTTATCGAACCCCTTGCCGCCTTGCTTTTGTAACCGGATGTTTTTCTGCTTCATCCATTGGTAGATAGGTTCAATCGGAGGCGGTGTCCGGTTAGGTCGTCTTCCCTGCTCGATTACGTCTGCGTACTGCTTTGCCTTGCCTTTAGCGGTGAAGGTTAGCTTCGTTTGCCCCGCTCCTTTCTTGATAAAAAAGGTCAGCGATTCTTTGAGCGTACCCGATGCGACACGTCTGCGCTGCCTCGTGCGTGTACCCGATGCGTTTGTTTCACGAACGGATTGGGTCGCCCCGATGTTGCGTTGCGCTCGTGGTATGACAACGTTCTGCGCCCACTCAGCAAGGATTTGTTTCAGGTCTTTGGTCATATTTCGATGCCTCGTGAGTTGCAGTAATCAACGAACCATCCGTTCGGATTGGCTTGAACCATTTCGCTGATAAGGTCGAGTTCGTCGAGTGCGATAATTTGGGAGTGGATGGAACGCATTTTTTCCTCGTGGTCTATCACGTCCTGAATCTCATCGCTCGTGTACGGACGCTCACCATTGTCGTCGATGATTTTCGATTGACTAAGATTCTGAATTATGAATACCCGTTCTTCGGGTGTCAACTCAGCACCGTTCAGGTGGAGTGTCATCGTGCCGCATTGAATTGTTACCATTACTCTTGGAATATTAGGTTGAACATTGTTACGGTGGTTGATGTGGTGGATGCTGCGTGTACCCATCCAACACTCATCAGGTCGCCACGTGTTGCGGCAACTTGATTTGTCGTGTCTGAATATTCACCTGCAGCACCACCGGCAGGGATAGTTATTGACATGGTGTCGTTAACTCCATTTTTACGAACGGTCAAAACGAGTGCGCCCGTTGCTGATTGGGTTGATAGAGTACGCAAGTACCAATCCTTGTAACGCCCTGCAAAGCTGATTGATTGGCGTTGATTCTCGGTTGCTTGGAGCGTACCGGAATAACCGAATAGGAATCCGTAACGTGTCAATCCTGCTGCGATGGTGCTAAATACGGCAGAAGGTAATTGCTGCTTCATTCGCAGTACGTCTATGCCGAGCATTAAAAACGCTTTTGCACCCGATTCGAGAATTATCAACACCGGTACTTCGTGATGCGTTGGTGCTGTACTTGTCAATTCTCCGGCAGTTGTCGGGCTAAGATAGCACACCGTACCTGCCGCTGCAACTGGTACGCCCACATTGATATACCCTTGCATCGTCACGGTAAAGTTATCCACATCGGCAACGGCTGTTACTATTCCGATAGCCCGTGAGTTAGCCAGTCCACTTGCTTGGGCTTTGGCAAATAAGTTTGTGTTCGTTACCCGTATCACATCACCCACAACGAACCCGTGTCCGGTCTGCGTGAACGATTCCGAGATGCGTGGGGGCGTTTCTATGTTGACTGTTATTGCCATACGATGTTGAATGTTTCGGTTTTTATTGATGGGATTGTCTGCGTATCGACAAGCACCCCGTCAAGGTAGAAATTATATTCGGTATCGGGCAGCACGAGGGTATCGCCCGACGCTACCGTGTCCGTGTAGGATTGGTCTGAGTTCTCAACGGTTGCGTCTGCACAAGTTATCGGGTCAGGAATAGTCCACACGCCCGAAATTAAACTACCAACGGGCGAACCGTTTTCGTATTCAACCGGCACGTCTAAGGTCACACCTGACCCGGCAGTACCTACCTGAGTGTTGTTCAGTTCAAAGATTGCGTCTGTAAATGTCGGAGGGTTTGGTATCGTCACCGTATCCCCTCCTGATAGTGTGCCGACGGGTGTGCCGTTCTGATATTCAACCGTGATGTCGAGTAGTCCACCCGATGCAACGGTGGTAAGTTCGACACCATTTATTTCGATGGTTGCCGATTCGCACACTACCGGAGCAGGTGGGGTGACTGGAGTTAGTGGTAACTCACACGCATCTATCCCCCACGCTACCGTGATGGTCAGGGTAGCCTGTACGCCTGTCACCGTATGCTGCTGCTGCTCGATGAATGGAGTGATACCAGTCGGCATCTCAACGCTCCAAATCTCGTCGAACAAAAACACGTTGCCCCCGTTCAGGATGTCGGCAAGTACGTCGTTCAGTATTTGGGTGCAGTCGCTTATTACCTCACGTTGGTAGTCCGATTTATCAAATTCATCCTTATCTCGTGGCTTGTCGAACACGTACACATCGACGCTGTACTGATACAGGTTGTCAGCGTTCATCGTTCCGGGTACGACGTGCAGAACGGGATACTCGCCATCCTTGTCGAGGTCGGCAACGGTGAGTAGTCCGTGACTGAACCGCCTGATTTGTAGGTGGTTGTTTGCAAACGCCTCGAACGTGGCTATGATGTTGTTGTAAGTAATCACAACTATATGAGTTGGTTCGTTGCGAATTTAGGGAATTAATCCGAACTTTTTTTAAACAAAAAGCCCCCGACGTTTCAGGGGCGATTGTTTGCGATTAAACTTGCTTGACCTAAGTAACTAACTAAACTCTGAGATAGACAAATATATAAAATTATCGGTTCCCTCCAAATCCACCGATAACATATTTGCCACCGCCCGGATTTGACAGGAAGTGATACGCCACGTACCTTGCTGCGTCGAGGGCGTGGTTGTTGGCGTCCAATGGTTCGTTGGTTATCTCACCGAACTTGTCGGTCTTGTACTTGTAGGATTCAAGTTCCCTGATAATGTTCTTGCTGCCCTGCGTGACGTGTATCCGGTAGCGTCTAAGTAGGTCGATGCCGAACTGAACAGAGCCGTTCGGTTTTTTCGCTTCGATTATCTTCAATCCCATCCGCCTGAGTTCCATGATGCTTTTCGGCTCTGCGCTATCAGCCACGATGGTGGGTGGTGTGGTGTAGATGGATTTGATTACGTTCGTTATGTCCGGGTTAGTTAGTCCGGTCTGGTATGCGACCTCGTGCAGGATGATGTCGTCGCCATCTTTCCAAAGTTCGATGATGGCGGTGGGGTCATTGGTGAATCCGAAGTCCATGCCTACCCCGATACGTTCGCCCCGTGTGGTGGGCGTTACGTTCCAATACGGATATACCGCCTCCTTTGGGATGCCGAGTTCACCCAGTCCGTACACCCGCCAGAAGTCCGGGTCGATGTACTTCATCCGCTCGATTTCGTCAATGAGTTCTTGGGGAAGAAACGGGTTGTCGAGGTAAGTCGATTTAATCCACGTCGTTTCGTTTTGGTTTAGTTCGCCCTTGTGGACCCAGAATTTCTCGGATGGGTTGAAGTCGATAAAGATGCGCTCGGTTGTTCGGATTTTGATTTGCCGGAAGTCTTCAAGGGTGAACTCGTTCGCCTCGTTGATGAAAGCTATCTCACGTTCAACGCCTCGTTTCTTTTGGCTCATGTCCATCCCGCTGAACCGGATAAGGTTGCCGTTCAGCACGATGTGGTTTAAGGTCTTGTTGTGCTGCCGGGGGTCGTACAGGTTGAGGCCGTCTGCTATTTCGATGAATTGGTCGAGTGCCGCCCCGACGTGAGTGGCGGAGTGTTTTCGGAATATGTCGATTCGTTTGCCGTAGTTCTCCATGCAGTAAACGGCAATAAGCCATTGAAGGAACGAATAGGTTTTACTCGAACGGGTGCCGCCTTCGTTAACGACGTAGCGGGTATGCGAATTTAATATCCGCTTAAATACTTTCGTCGCTGTCAGTTTGCTCAATCTTATCTATGATTGTAATTTCAATCGGTTCGATTCGCTTGACTTCTAAGTGTTCCGTATATCCTCGCCTACGTCCTTTAGTCTTTAAATAGAATATAGTTGATGTAGGGTTGCCGTCTTTCATCTGCTTATGTAGTTGCGATTCGGCAAAGTCCAAAGCGATGTCCTCGATTGACCTGACTGCTTCGGCATATTCAGGGTCGTCTTTCATCCAAGAATAATGGCTTTCCCTACTAATGCCAACACTAAGACAGGCTGTTGTAACAACACCTAAAGACTTTTCGAGTGCTGTTATCATTGCCTTTTTATGAGTGTCAGTTTTTGTCAAGTTATTCAATTACAATTCCGTTCTTTTTAATTACGATATTAGGGTCTAACTTTCGCATCCTGTCAACTATGACTTGGCAGTATTTCGGGTCAAGTTCCATTAAAAAAGATTTCTTTCCCATTTGTTGAGCCGCTACCATTGTAACTCCACTCCCTCCAAAATAGTCAGCTATTGTTTTTGATGAAAGTTTAAATCGCTTCATTATCCAAGCCACAAGACTAACAGGCTTTTGTGTCGGGTGAACTCTATTTGATTTTTCACTTGCTTGAGTAAATTGCCTAACGACACTCCTTAAATTTGCCCATGCCAACTCGCAATCCGTTTGGTCACTATCCCCGTTATTCTTATCCCAAACTATCCAACATTCACTATCGGGTAAAACGGAACAATAGTAATTTGCTCCCCACCATATCTGTTTGGATTTTGGATAAAGCGAGTAAATCAAAGTAAAAACATCCTTTGCAATATCGGCATTATCATCCCCAATTATATCTGTCCCATAGTTCTGCTTTAATACACCACTTTTACTTACGGCATTCATTCCGTACGGAGGGTCTGTGTGAATTAAGTCGGGATAAGTACCAATCATCAAAGTATTGATGTCGTCAGGATTTGTACTGTTACCACACAACAAACGATGCTCCCCAATCTCAAACAAATCACCCAACACGATGTCGGTTGCAATTGTTTCGGGTATCTCGTAATCATCTTCCTCTGCTTCGGGTTCTTCCTTTCCAAACTCAGGTAAATCCAATCCCCACTCAGTAACCTGTTCAGCATCCCATTCGTTGGCTATTGCACTCCAATCCCATTCACCAAAACCAACGTTGTCTTTGATAATAAACTCCCTTTGCTGCTCTTCGGTTAAATTCTCAGCCCGTAATATTGGGACTTCTTTTAACCCTGCTTTCTTACAGGCTTCGTAACGCATATTACCTCCGAGTATCACCATATCGCTATTAACGACAATCGGGCGTATCTCAAGCATCTGCGGGAAGTCTTGAATAGACTTTACCAACTTATCAAACTTCTCGTCTTTGATTATACGAGGGTTTGTAGGGTTCTTTTTAATGGAACCTATTTTGACAGATTCGGTTTGCATTTTACAAAGCTACAAAAAAAACCGATGCACCTGCCACGAGTGACGAAGGTGCATCGGCTAAACCAATAATCCGAGGCTAAGATACGCAAAATTATTGTTCGTTCTGCATAAGGTTGTTAATATGTTCCCGTAAATTATTCACCTCGTCGATGAGCCGTTGTCGTTCGCCCCGATACCGTTCGATGCTGTTACGCATCTGACTGTATCGTGTCATGAGTTCCTGCATGATGTCTATTTGCCCTGAGTGTTGTAGGTGCAGGTCGGAGATGACTTGGGCGGCATAGATGAGTTGGGTAGCGTCCGTTCGGTATCCGTCTTGCTTTTCGGGCGGCAGCTTATCGAGTTGAGCGATGATGCGTTCAGCGTACCGGTGCATGATGTCTTGGGCGGCTTGGATTGTTGCCATACGGGAGCGCATAGCGAGGTCGGAGGGAATGGGGTTGAGTGTGGCGTGACTGTTTCGCATCGCTTCCATTTCGGCCTCGTATGCCCTTGCGCTGCGTAGGAGGCTCGACATTCGCTCATCTTCCGTTTTAGGTGGGGTTGTATTCATTACTTTGAGATAGTGTCCTGTTGGGGCTTGTAATCGTTCCATTGGTTTGTTGTTTTAAAACGGTACTTCTTCGTCCGGATGCCCTCCGAACAATCCGTTACCCGTAAAGGTATCAAATCTTTTTGATGGCGGTAGCTTGGTTGGCAGGTCAGGCAGTTCAATTTGAACCGATGGTGGCGGCACGTCGATTGGAACGGGGAATTTTTTGTTTCCATGCGGGTCGAGTTCGTAATAATTCCACCGGTACTCGTCGTAGCGAAGCAGGTAGTCACCAACTACGGAAGAGCCACGGGGCTTTGCTTTCTGAACCAAGACCATGACCTCGTTGCCCTTGTACGTTTCGCCCGTTGACGATGCGCTGTTCGTTAACCCCGCCTTAGGTCGCCACACCCCGACCATGAGTTGACCTCTGCGAAAGTGGGTTTTACCTCCCATCAGGTTGTTGGCGGACGGTGGCGGTAAGAACTTGATAGCACCCTGCGTTTGCTCCGACGACTTATGCGGGTCGTCCACGGGATGGGTGACAAGTATGTGATGCCGCTTGTTCTTGCGGCAGTCGTGTTCGATGAGGCTGTACCCTTCCTCGTACTCCCCCGCCACCCCTGCGTGTGTGGTGATGAGTGTGTTTATCGGGTCTATCACCATCGACCAAATCGGCTGACCTATCTCGGCCTCCACGTCGTTCAGGTACTTAAGTGCCGCCTCGAATCCTTTGATGTAGGTCGGCACAATGTAGAAGTACTGACTGAACTCAAGTACTGCCCGGTCAATTTCGGACGGGGTGAGGCGGTTGGTTCCACCGTTTCGGTTGTAAAAGTCCTTGCCAGTCCATGTGGATAGGATTAGCTTCACGATGTCAACGGCATCACCCTCTTCGGGGCAGTAGATGAGAAACCGCTTCTTGTGGAGCTTTGCGATGTAGGTGCAGAACGCTATAACGAGCGTTGTCTTGCCGTGTTGAGGCCATCCGTACCACGTGGAATAGAACCCAGAGCGGAGGGTGAGTTTGTTGAATAGCAGGTCGAAGCCTGTCTGATACCCGTATGGACTGCCTGAGTTGTATTCGACGTGTAGGTCGGGCAGGACGTCGTTAGGTATTATGTATTTTTTTGATTGCATTGTGGATTATTGGGGGCGGTAAGGTACTACATTTTCATCACATATAACTCCCGCCCATCTGCACGGGGTTGAACGTTGCGGTTGCTTCGGCATCCATGTCGGCAAGTATCTTGTTGATGCGGAGGTTGCCGTTCGGGTCGGTGAGGGTCAGGTCTTCAAGGCTCGATACTGCCTTGCTCCAAACGGGGTGAGGCTGCCAAGTGCGGTTGTACTTCGGGTCTTGGAATCCGCCCAGTTCGCCTCCTTTGGCAAAAGCTACGGCACGGTCAATGTCACGTGGAGTGCATCCCATCTCGTCGATGAGGGTTTCAAGGGCTTTCACGCCCCGGAATGTCATCACGTCCTTATTGCCTC